CCTTCACGATGAGGCCAAAGACCAGTCCCGTTGCGGGGCGGATTTCGATCACGTCTTCGGCGGTGCCAAGGTTCGATCGGTAGAACAGCCCTGCCCTGCCCTTTGGCGTGCGAGAGGACGTGACACGGATATTCAATCCGCCACGCATGGACTTCTGCCGGGCTTCGAGATCGTCGCCTTCGAGAAAGTCTTCGTTCAGAACCCCGAGTGAGAAGTCCCGCTGAGTGATTGCTTGTTTCCGTCTAGCCACGGCGGAACCGGGCAGTGGCGATCTGCCCCCTCATGAACGGCGAAGTGGCAGAGCGGGACTTCGACGAGATGGCGCGGGCGCGCTCAAAATGGACTTCGGCCTGCATTTCCATGCGCGCGGCTGAGGTTTCTTCCTCTTTCAGAGCGCGAAGGATCAGCGCTTCCAGTTTCATCTGGACGCCGCGGCTGAAATTGGCGCTCCACAGATCCTCTTGGGCAACGATCACGCCCTCGACGAAGACGCCGCTGTCATGGTCGACATAGACTGCCGCACCATCCTGGGTCCAGTCGATGTAGTCGCGGACGCCAGCGGTGTCTTCGGTCCAGAGTTCGCGCACATGCAGGATGGTCAAGGGCAGCGTGTAACCATCGTCATAGCCGAACTTCCCGTCGATCCGGGTCAGAAGGCTGAATTGCTGCTTGGAGAACTGATAAGCGCCGTCCTCAAGCTCCGCCTCGACGATCAGGGGCCAGTTGCGGGAGAGGAGTTCCCACTCGTCTGACCCGTCATTCGTATCAATCGGATACTGCCCCTGAGCGACAAGGGCAGCGTTGATGATCTGCAACATGGAGAAAGAAGAAGCCATGCCGGGGACACTGGCATGAGCGAATGTCCTGTCTAATGCACAAGGGGCGGCCGAAGCCGCCCCTTGCTAAACCCCAAGCCTCTCAGGAGGACTTGCTCGCCGGGGGTTATTCGTCATCTTCGTCGGGCGTTTCATCCACCTCGACGTCGATTTCCCTCATCCGCGACTTGACGATGGTGATCATGTCAGTGCGCTTCATTTTCTTCTCGGTCTTGATGCCGAGCGTCACCATTGCGAGCTTCAGCTCGTCGTTACTCATGTCGTCCACGCTGCGCGGGAGCGGCACTTCGACCGGAGCCTGATCCGTCAGGATTTCATACATGCCGCCAGAGTTCCTGATGTTCTCCATTGCGGTCACGTAATCATAGTCCTTTGGGCCAGCGCGCTTGGCGGCCGAATAAGCCGCCTCCTGCTCTGCATTCCCAGGCTTGTAACCCTTGGCGGCGGCGAGCTTGACCATCGTGGGCATTAGCAAATCTCCTTGGAGAGGTTGGCGTTGAAGGCGATGGACGGTGCCGTACCAGCAACGTCGAGATAGACGTCGACATAGCGGTAGCGGGTCCGGTTCTTTTCGGTACGGAACGGCGCGACGATCCGATCACCGGCAGCCGTATCGCGGGTTTCCTGCGATCCGGTAAGCTGCGAAGCCTTGCCGAGAGCAAAGCAGCCAAGCACTTCGCCATCGGAACGGTCTGCGACATTCGAACCGATGATGTAGAACTTGTAGGTTTCGCCGGTCGCACCGTTGGTAACGATGCTTTCGACATTGAGGACCAGCACCATGTCGCTTGCGGTAGCGGCCTGTTGGTCATGCTGCGTTCCGACATAGCCGTCCGACGTGAGGGCGGCTTGGCCGGGTGCGCGCTTGATGAGGCCGGTAGCGGCGTCAAGCGCATAGGCGCGATTGAAGGTCATTGCAGTTTCTCCTTATTTCACGATTGCGGCGTTGGTGACCGAGGTCAGTCGCGTGGCCGCATAAGCGCCTTCAAGGCACAGGCCGTTGTCGTGCTCGACGTTCGTGCGGTAGAGGACGCCAGCTTCGGTCAGGCCGATATCGGTCACTTCCATCGGGGAGGTTTCCAGGCCGCAAAGCCCTTCCTCGCTGAAATTGATGGTGTAGATCGACGCGGTGACTGCCGAGCCGCCGCCGTAGGCCACTTCGTTGAAGGGCAGGAACGCACCAAAGGGGGTGAGTTCATAGCCGACAAAGAGCGGGATACCGCGGTAGCGCTCGACGCGGTGGCCCATGTCTTCCTTGTCGTTGGTGTACAGACCGGACACGCCGGCGTCACGAACGGCAGCAGGGAAGCGCGAGCGAAGAACGCGCGGCAGAAGGATCGCGTTCGTGCCGTTGTTGTTGTCGATTGCCAGGTCGAGCATGGTCAGCGACAACGCGCCGCCGCCAGAGGCCGTCGAGTTGGCGATCACGCGGCTTTCATAGTTGGAGCCGTCAACGGAGGTGGCGCCCGAACCGACGGCGCGGAGACGCTGCTTGACGCCGGTAAATTCACGCGGCTGCGAAGCGTTGTCACCGTTGACGAAGGTGTCGGCCCATTTCTTGGCCTTCGCCTTGATCTGCATGTTTTCTTCCATCGACCGGCGCGAGGGGCCGAAGCGATTGATCAACACGCGGTCCACGTCGATGTTGCCAGCGAGCGGGAAGCACTGTTCGGTGAAGTCGTTGATGACACCACGACCTTCGGACGGCGTTTCGTTGATGCCGCGGAACGCCATGTTCGTCGGCAGAGCACCTTCACGCTGATAGCCATAGCGACCACCGGGGGCAGTTTTGTAGGGCAGCATTCCCCAGAAGTCGACGGCTTCCGGGAAAAGTTCGATCACCGCCTGTTTCTTGACGTCGGTGAACGTCTTTGCATATTCAACAAGGGTATGCGGCATTTTCTAAGTCCTTATGCTCGTTAGGTTTTCGTCTGAGAGTTCGCGTAGTCCAGCTTCTGACGAGCGGTCATGCCGGAGGTTTCGGGGGTGTTCGGTTGCGCGTTCGGGGCGGTGTAGCCACCGGGCCGGAGAAGGGCTTCGAGCGCCTGAACACCTGCGGATGTGGTTGTCGCCGCCTTCAGGGCTTCGGCTTGCGCTGCCGGAAGCTTTGCGGAGATGGCGCGGTCGATTGCCGCCATGCGGGCGCTCTGCTGCGCCGGGGTGCCGAGAGCCTGCATTTCCGCCTTGTTGGCGGCGTAGGCTTGGGAATATTTGGTCGCCTCGTAGCGAGCCAGGAGTTCGGACACCTTCGAGGCCGCAGCCGCAGGAGCGCCGATTTCCTTCAGGAAGGAACCAAGCTCGTTGTAGAGGGGGGCGATGGCCGGGTCGTCCGTTGCCAGTTTGACCGCGAAGCCTTCAGGAAGGTCGAGCCCTTCGAACTTCAGATCGGCAGGGATGGCGAAGTCGTAGGCTTCAGGCACTTGGCCCATGCGCTCCGCGATCTGGGCGTCACGCGCCACCAAATCCTGATAGTGCGCGGTGAACTTCGCCGTGTCGGGCTTGCCGTCGGTGTGGAAGTCGGCCGGGATGAAAGAAAGGTCAGCGGCGGGCGCCGGATCAGGCGTCACCACCGGTGCTGGATCGCCGCCCGGTGCCGGGTCTGTTGGCGCTTGCCTTGTCAGCTTGTCGTGAAAGAAGTTGTTCAGTTTCATCGCTCAAGATCCTCCTAAGATCGAGCGGGATGAAACTCTGAGCGTTGATCGCTTCTAATGCACGGGGGTCTGCCGTGATCGGAACATGACCTTTAAGGGTCGCTTTTTCTAGCAAATCCAAAAGGATAGCGCCATCAGGCGTTGAGAGCACTGAGCGCACCGCCGCGCGCACCTTGTCAGCCATCTTGGCGTCGAAACTGCGCAAGAAACTCATGTACTGAAGGATCGGACCCGGTTCACTGAGGCGGAGCGGCAGGGGCATTTTGTTCCTTTGCGATGACGGTGAGTTCGTCGCCGGAGGCTTTCACGATGTTCTTGAAGGTGGCGACCGGATCAACGATCTGGCCGAGTTGGTCCTGGAACACGGAGAACCCCAGATCGAGGTTCGAGCGCGTCACCATCACCTTGTCCTGATTTTGCGCCTTCTGAAGCGGCGAGATCGGAGAGACCTTTACCGACATGCCGTCGTGTGTGATTGCATCCGGCAGAATGCCAAGCTGCACGCCAAGGAACTCGAAGCGCTGAATCAGGGGCAGAACGAACTCGGTCCACAGGGGAGCGGACGGTTTGCCGAGGCGTTGCTGTACCCGGCGCCGTTCATCCAGCCATTGCGCCGCCGTCGGGGGAGTGTCGCCGCGTTGGCGCGGGCCGTCCTGATAGAACGAGCGCCGAATACGCTCCTCGATCCTCTCCTCAGCGAACCAGCCCTGATCGACATTCGTCTGGCGGTTCAGTTCGAAAATCTGGTTGCGGTCAAAGTTCTTACCGGCCGGAATCGCGGTTCCAGCGACGATGCCGTTTTCGAGGTCGAGAGCGCCATCGCTCGGATAGATCAGCGTGTTCAGGAGC